AACAGAACAGGGCGAGTTTAAAACCTCTGGCGATATAGACAGCAACAAAGGAAAGATTTCACTTTCTGGCGATAAGTCGTATTTGCATGTTTTATCAAAAGAAGCTTATGTAAAATGGAGCAGAACAGATGTTGAACAGGCAAACTTGCAAAATATAAATCTTGTAAGCAAACTTTTAGCTACTGGAGATAAAATATATAAGAGAGAAGTTGACGAAGCTATACTTATCGGTATATCTGATTATTCTGCTTCTACTGGCTTATTAAATTATGGTAGCTTTACTTCATCGGGCGCTTCTGGAGCAATTGGGACTTTAACAGGGCAAGAAGCCTATGACGAAGTAGCAGAATTTATCACAGACCAACACAACGGAGTTAATAATACTAAAGGCTATATGGCTGATAAGGTTATTTTTCCAGTGTCTGTTATGAATGTATTGCAAAGAACAATATTGAATTCTGCAGGTGCTACAAGAACTGTTTTGACAGCATTGAAAGAAAACTTCTCAGAGATTCAATTTCTTTCTACTTTCAGAGCTGAAAGTGTAGGCGGTTCTAGCGTAACTCTTGCTATCGCTTCAAGCGACCAAGCCGTTAAAATTCGTGTCCCACAGCCTCTACAAGTAAGCGATATTGTTATGGTTTCTGGTTTCGATTATCGTATAGACATGGCCTATAGGATTGCAGGTGCTGATATTTTAGAGAATTCTGCAGGAAGACTTTTAACAGGACTTTAAAATATGATAAAAGTTGCAGACCTTAAAAAGTATGCAGAGAGGGTGGGTATTAAATACCCGCCCGCTTGTCGTTCTAAAAAGATGATTGATATTATATCGAAAGCGATAGAAGTATCAGTTGAAGATTTAGAAAAAATTATTAAGCATGTTAATAATAAGAAACAATTTAAAATAGAAGTTGAGAAGACATTAAATGCTAAAAATATAGAAAAAGTTAAAAGTGTCGAGCCTTTGGAAGAGTTTTTTATTCCAGAAATAATAGACATATTGATAGAAAACTTATCGGATAATAGATATGAAATATATGATTTAGTATTGTTACCGCATGAGATAATAATTATTGATGAAGAACATCAGAAAAATGTTAGGTTGATGATGAAAATTAATCATCATGTAGAACTTAAAAAATTCAGGATAGTGTAATGGCATTAGCAGATGATTTTAAAGCAAGGTTTCCAGATTTTGACACAACTACAGTTGATAAATATATTCCTATATTAGAGGGAGTCTATCCTTGTTTTTATGGAGGCAGTTATACAACGACTTGCGGACAAGAAATCATCTTAAATTTGCTTGCACATTTAATCGTACAAGAAAATCAGAGTGCTACCAATACCGCTCCTATAAAAGCTTCAAGTTCTCAAAGTGTTGGTAGCGTTTCTGTTACTTATTCAACTCCGACAACAACGATAACAGAACGTAACGAATGGTTTAACTCTACATGTTATGGAGCTAGATATTTGATGTTAACATCATATAATCAAGGTGGATATTTTGTATAAAACGCCTGAACAATTTCTTAAGCACACATTGAGTTTAGCAACGCAATTGTCGTTAGCGAAGAAAAAAGAAATTGTTATTGGTTTGCCTAGTGAAAAAGCTACAGGCAAAGTTTATAAAAAAAGTGGTAAAAGTATAATAGAAGTAGGTTCGCAACACGAATACGGAATCGGAGTCCCTCAACGGTCATTTTTAAGAATGCCGTTAGCTGTTAAGCAGAAGCGGATGTCTAAATCATTATATAGTCAATTTAAGTTAGTTATTAGTAAAAATAAAGATGTAAAGCAAGCTCTCGGAATTGTCGGAGCTAGTGCATATAATATTATTCAAGAAGCCTTTTTGACGGGAGGTTTCGGAAGGTGGAAAGCTTTGAGCGAATACACTATTGAGCAGAAGGATTCCACGAAAATATTAATAGATTCAGGAAAGCTTAAACTTGCGATAGCATGGGTGGTGCGCGATGTTACCTAATATGTCTAGTGTGCTAAATAGTTGGGAGCAGACAGTAATAATAAAAAGCGTAGCTACTACAACTACAAACTTTGTACCTACTGAAACAGTTACCAAAAGAAATCAGCTTTGTGTTATTCAGCCTGCCAAGGCTACTGAAATTAATCCAGATACCATTGATTATAAGTTAAAATATATAACTGCTCACAGCAAAAGTATTATATTAATAGGAGAGTATATAACTTATGAAGCAAATGATTATAAAGTCATCATAAAAAATGACTGGCAGAATTACGGATACTATGAAGTCATAGGGGAAGAAACTAAAAAAACTTTGTTGGTGTGATATGCAGAATCAGTTAAGAAATGTTGCCATGTTGATAAGAGATTTATTGAGTATAACTGAAAGCTTTATCAAAATAGGAAGATATAATTTTGAAGATGAAGACTTTGGGACATCATATATCACAGTAGATAATTTGACACCATCAACATTGATAGCTTATTCAGAAGATTATGATGGCGACGAGGAAGAGCAAACACTATCTCAACTATGGAATATGCCAACAATAATTACTTTCTGGGGAGATAATGCTTATACCAATCTTAATAATTTCACACTGCTATTGAAAAGTCAAAAATCTATAGAATTACAAGATACTTTAGGTATTTCTTGCTATAGTTCTACAAATATTACAGATATGAAATTATTGAGTGGTAAACAATATAATAACCGAATAGAATTAAATTTAAATATTAACTTTAACCTTTCCGCAGTTGTCGACACTTTGAGAATAGACACAGCGGAAACAGAATATATAATTAACAAGTAAGGAGGCTATAAAATGGCTAATATTTCAAACGTTATAAGTGTTTCACTTTTAGAAGCAGGGGCAACAGCTGACAGAGATAATATGAATTTGACAGCGATAATGACAGACCAACAGGACGCTGTTTTATCTAGTGCAAACAGATACGAGTTATATACAGATTTATCAAGCGTAGCAACAGATTTCGGAACAAGTTCTGAAATGTATTCTCACGCAAAGATATTTTTTGCTACAAGTCCTAATCCTTCTAATGCTAGCGGTGGATTGGTTGCAGGATACTGGCGTTCAGCTTCTGAAACAGTTTTAGCTTCTGCAGGGATTTTGACAGGTGCAGAGTTATCAGTGGCAACAACAATAGGACAGCTACAAGAAATATCAGATGGTTCTTTTATCGTCACAGTAGATGGTTCAGAGCTTTCAATAACAGCATTAGATTTTAGAGATTCAACTGATTTATCTGATGTAATCGCAGAGATTAATGGGAATGCTTCTTTTACTGGTGTCACAGCTTCCGTTTCAGATAGCAACGAGATTATCTTCACATCCGCTACAACAGGTGACGCAAGTACTATGACATATATTTCAGCTCACGCAAGCGGAACATTTGTCGGGGATGTATTATCTTTGGTAACAGGTAGTGCAACAAGTTTAGTTCAAGGATTAGACGCAAGTTCTCTATCACTAGAAACAAAAGAGGCTTCAGTAACAGCTCTTATTGCTCTTATTGGTGTAAAAGGAATTATGTTTATAGACGCTCCAACATCGGAAGAAGCTTCCGCATTGGCTTCTTGGTCTAATAGTAATAAAGTTCTTATGTACGATGTTTTTAGTTCTGCTGATAATCTAGAAATAGCAACTACAAATGTTGTCTGGACTAACAAGCTTGCAGGATATACAAATTATAGAATGTTGTATTCAGCTTCTAATAACAGAAAGCTAGCTACTTCATATATGGCTAGAGTCCATAGCGTAAACTTTGGAGCTGAAAATTCAGCTTTGACAATGCAACTTAAAGAGCTTGCTGTTGTTGCCGAAGATTACACACAGACAGAGATAACAAAAGCTAAAAATGTAGGCTTGGATATTTACACAACAATTAAAAATACTCCCGTTGTTTTGACAAGCGGAGCCAATGATTTCGTTGATAATAGATATAACTTGTTAGCTTTTCAAGACGCAGTAAGCACAGATTTATATAACCTTCTAAAGCAGACAAGCGCAAAGATTCCACAGACAACAAGAGGAGTTAATCAGCTTGTTGACCAATGCGAAAAGACTACTAGAGAGTTTGTAAGAGCAGGAGTTTTTGCGGCGGGTACTTGGACTTCAACAGATTATTTTGGCAACCTTGATGTGTTCAACAGGAACATAGAGAACAACGGATATTATTTCCTAGCGGGTTCTTTGGCTGACCAATCTCAAGCTGATAGAGAAGCGAGGGAATCGCCAGTAATTTCGTCTGCCTTGAAGATGTCGGGAGCAATACATTCTGTAAATGTATTACTTTTTATAAACAAATAATAAATAAATAAGAGGTTATAAAATGGCTAAAATTAGTTTATCAGTAGATAACACTACTTTAATATTAAATGGTACTGCTATCAATGATTTTGTTTCTGGAGATATTTTAACACTAGCTCCCGTAAATCCTGCGTCAGCACATATCAATAGCTCAAATGGTGGAGTATCTATCTTTGAAAGGCTTGATAAAGATGTGTATGATTTGACTGTAAGAATTCAACATCTTTCAGATTCAGACGCTTTTTTAAACAATATTCTACAACAATCCCCGACAACAATCTTAGGCGGTTCGCTTAAGGAAAATTATAAAAAGGGTGATGACAGCTTAGTTGAAACTTGGTTATTGGAAGGCGGTTCTATTACTACACAGCCGACAGTAACAATAAACAGCGAAGATGGAAACGGACTTGCTGAATATGTTTTAAGATTCAGGACAGCGAAAAGAAACATTTAATTATTTTTTTATAGGAGCAAATAATGAATGAAGAGCAAACAAAAGTTATTAGAGAAAATGCAGAGAAAGTTTATAAGGATTCTCAAGTAGAAATAAACGGACGAGTTTATAAGATGACTAGAATTAATCATGACAAAAGAAAAAAGATTTTTTTTCTGATGTCAAAAGGTGCGTTAGAAAGTGAAGAGGGATTCGAGAAAGTAGAAAATTTAATATGTGATTTGGTTACATATCAAGATTCTTTAATATCAAAAGCTCCTAATCATTTTGCTGATTACCCCGAAGATTATATCCAATTTATTTTTGCTATGACGATGGGGTTCAGCTACCCTTTTTTGGACGGAGGGATTTTCGGTTAAAAATATCGACTCCCAGCGAACAAGAAAACTATGTATATTTTACTAATGTTAGCGATGAAGACGCAACATTATTTTATCTTGTCAAGCAAGGTTATGGCTCTTTAAAAGATATTAAAGAGCTAGACACCGAAGAGCTTTTTGACATAATAGAATATGAAACTATACAAAACAGAGTAGAAAATTATTTAATGGAAAGGGCATAAAATGATTGTAGAAGAGCTTGTAACCAAGTTTAAATTTTCAGGAAACCTTTCCCCACTTAATAATTTCAACAAGGGGTTAAGCGGTAGTATTTTTAAACTAGCGACTTTTGCTACTGCAATATCAGCTACTGCAATAGCTTTCGGAAAGATGGCTCATAATACTCTTAGCATAACAAATAATTTAGTTCAGTTGTCAAGAAACACAGGGGTTGCAGTAAGCGATATTCAAAAACTTAGTTTTGCTTCAAGTGTCAGTGGTTCTTCTATTCAAGCGATGGAAAGTACTATTGATAGTCTTACAAAAAAGATTGGTGACGCAAGCTTAAGAGGTAGTTCAGACTTTCAAAGATTAGGAATATCTGTAAGAACTAGTACAGGTGAAGTCAGAAAAGCCGATGATGTTTTACTTGATGTAGCAAACAGATTCAAAGCTTTAAATTTAACATTAGCACAGCAGAAAAGCCTAGCGGGTTCTTTAGGTATTGACGCAAGCTTAATTCAGTTGTTGTCAAAGTCTACAGATGAAATTGATAGATTGAGTAACAGGGCAAGTCGATTTGGATTGCTTACTAAAAAAAATGCAGATCAAATCGCTAGCTATAACGAACAAGTCGCAGAGCTTAAATTTAGTTTTATGGCTTTTAGACAGAATCTAGCAGTTAATAGTATCCCTACAATGTTAAAACTTTTTGAGGTCTTTAAAGTATTAGGAGAAGGAATAAAGCGTGTAGCGGGGTTTGTAGTAGATCTCGTCAAAGAGTTTAAGCTTTTGGCAGTAGCTTTTGGAATAGGAGCTACTGCTTTTGCTATAATGAACTCACCTGTTTTGATTGCAATAGCGGGGATAACAGCTTTGCTAGCAGTAACGGACGATTTGATAGTAGCCTTCAAAGGAGGTAATTCAGCTATTAAAGATTGGACAGAACCTTTTTTTGATTTAGAGAAAGTATTGAAAAAGACAGTAGGTTATATTAAAACAATAGAAAAGCTTAGGAGTGGGGCTTTATCTTTTGTTAGCGATAAGATTGGGAATCTTCTTAATATAGCTTACGGACAACAATCAAAAGGTGAATTAATTAATAACTATAATATGAATCAAAATAACACTAT